TATGGCTTTCAATCTTAACGGATTCAACTTTAATCAATCCATTGTCGATACTGGGAACCACGTTGTCCCTACTTGGGCTGACATTCTTAACCGTGCGGGACTTGGAATGGAAGTAATGCATGAGCGTAATGCTCATAACTTCCCACTTGATCTGGCAGCAGCGTCTACCACACAGGTAGCACTGACTGCTCCTACTATTGGATAACTAACTATGGGCGCTCCTTACTTAGCGCGAATTATGCAGCTACAAAATCAGTCTAAAAAAGCTGCTATGAAAGGTGACTTTGCAGCTTCAAAGAAATTTGCAGCAGAAGCACGCGCACTTCAACAAAAGAAAAAATAGTATTACGTCCGTTCATCCTTCGGGACGCATGACATGAGGTGACATGGAACGGGGTCCCTCAATTCTCTATGGAGGATACTATGCAAGCAAAACGTCAGGTACGTCTTGTCTATCGCGGTGTTCCATACACCAAGTAATCTGGTGATTAATGGGAGGTTCGATTCCTCCCTTTACTATTGGCTTTAGCCCTCTACGGAGGATACCTTTAGCCGTCTAGACGGTGGGATAGACCACACATATACAATTAAATAACTCAAAGATCTTTGAGAGTCGAATATACATTAACTCTCTAAAACAATGGCACATCAGTCTACAGACCTGACAACCAATCTGGTTAATCTAGGTCAATCAAATCTCTCCGGAGATAAGCGAGCTCTCTATCTGAAGTTGTTCAGTGGAGAGATGTTTAAAGGCTTCCAGCATAACGCAATCGCACGCGATATGGTGATGAAGCGTACACTTAAGAACGGCAAGTCTTTGCAGTTCATCTATACCGGTCGTACCACGGCTGAGTATCACACCCCTGGTAACGCAATCCTCGGCAACTCCGATGGTGCGCCCCCAGTGGCAGAGAAGACCATCACGGTTGACGACCTGCTGATCAGTTCAGCGTTCGTTTACGACCTTGATGAGACTCTTTCTCACTACGACCTGCGTTCGGAGATCAGCCGCAAGATCGGCTATGCCCTCGCAGAAAAGTATGACCGTTTGATCTTCCGTGCAATTGCACGTGGTGCACGTTCTGCCTCACCTGTTAGTGCAACTAACTTCGTTGAGCCAGGCGGTACTCAGATCCGCGTCGGTTCTACTACTAACGAATCTGATGCATTCTCCTCTGCTGCATTGATCGCTGCTTTCTATGACGCAGCTGCTGCAATGGATGAGAAGGGTGTCTCTGGCGATGGCCGTGTTGCCGTCCTGAACCCCCGTCAGTACTACGAATTGATCCAAGCTGTTGGTTCCAATGGTCTTGTAAACCGTGACGCTCAGGGCTCTGCTCTGCAAGGCGGCAACGGCATCATCGAGATCGCTGGCATCAAGATCTACAAGTCAATGAACATTCCGTTCCTTGGCAAGTACGGCACTAAGTACGGCGGTACTTCTGGTCAAACCTCTCCTGGTAACACCGGAGATTTCATCGGTCCTAGCTTGGAAGATGCTTCCACTGCTCAGACTGGTATCAACAATGACTACGGTACTGCTTCCGAATTCGGTGCAGTGTCTGCTGGTCTTATCTTCCAGCGTGAAGCTGCTGGTTGCGTAGAAGCAATCGGTCCTCAAGTACAAGTCACCAGTGGTGATGTCTCCGTGATCTATCAGGGCGACGTTATCCTTGGCCGCTTGGCTATGGGTGCTGATTACCTGAACCCTGCTGCAGCCGTCGAGCTGTATGTCGGTGCTTCTGCTCCTTCTACATTCTGATTTTTATACACTTTATGGGGATCCTTCGGGGTCCCTTTTTTTTACTTATATGGCTTTTCCTACCACTAATGCTCAGCAAGAGCTACCTGCTGTAAACACAATCCTGCAGTCATGTGGTCAAGCGCCTGTGACTACCCTTGATCAAACCAACCCGGACGTTGCGATTGCATACCAGACTTTGTTAGAAGTCTCACGGGAAGTCCAGGCTGAGGGATGGACATTTAATAAAGAGAGTCACTACCCAATGACTCCTGATACCAACAATGAAATCGTTATACCAAATAACATTATACAAATTGATCCATCTCAGAATGCATCAAATGTAGAACTAGATGTTGTAAGACGTAGTGGCAAACTATACGACAAAGCACATCACACCTTTACTTTTACAAAACAAATTGATTGTGATATCACATGGCTATTTGACTGGGTAGATATTCCAACACCGATTGCTGATTTTATTGTCAGCAGAGCTGCTTCAACGGTGAGCAGCAGAATTGTTGGCGATAGCACTCAATACCAAATGCTCCAACAAAAAGAAGCATTTACCAGAGCTATGGCAATGGAGTATGAATGTAATCAAGGAGACTATACATACTTTGGTCATCCAGGTAATACAAATACCTACAACAGCTACAAACCATACAACGCACTTTATCGATAAATGGCAGCAGTTACTCAACGGATCTCTAACTATCTTGGTGGAGTCTCAAAACAATCAGATGACAAAATGCTCCCCGGTCAGGTCCGTGAGTGCTACAACGGCTTTCCTGATGCCACCTACGGACTAACTAAAAGACCTGGCTTTAAGCATATAGCAAACCTAGGAACAGGTACAACGTATGACAATGCTAAATGGTTCTACATCAACAGAGATGATGATGAAGAATACATTGGTTGTATCAAGGGAAATGAGGTGTTTGCCTGGAATGCCTTGACAGGTGTTACTTGTACTGTCACATATGGAACAGGAGCACAAGCGTATTTAAATGGAACCAAGGACAACTATAAATTAATTACAGTACAAGATACAACACTGGTAATTAATAACTCAATTACAGTTACTGCAAGAGCTGTTCCAACTCCAACATTTGTACCAAAATCTAAGGGTACTATTGTCATATCAGGTGCTGTACCCGAAGTAGAATATTTTGTAAAAATTCAAGGCATTGAAACGTCTATTACATCGCACACAACAGACTATACCTTTGATGATATCTTAGCGAATAAGTCAGGGCACAACTTAAAAGATGCAATTAATAGTTTAATTTCAGCACAACAAGGTGCTAGCAATAGCAACTTTACTGGTACCTGGACAGTAACTCAAAACGGCAAAGTGAGTCTAGATATCACAAGAGTTGTCAGTGGTGTAGCAACAGAATTTACACTTGAAGCCAGAGGTGGATTTGGCAACAACCATCTCGAAGCATTTCAAGATGAAGTGTCATCAGTCACAAAACTTCCTGAAGAATCGTATCACGGACACGTAGTAAAAATTGCAAATACAACTGGTGTATTAGATGATTACTACGCAGCATTTAAAGCAGATAATGCAGTAGGTAATACTGGAAATGGTAGAGGTTATTGGGAAGAAGCAATTGCGCCAGATGTGTCACCAGGTATGGTCGATACGACGCTTCCCCATGAGCTGGTAAATACGGGGACAAATACATTCGTATTTAGAACGGTTACATACGCACAAAGAAAGGTTGGCGACGAAGATACAAATAGTCAGCCCAGCTTTGTTGGCAACACGATTACAGCGGGATTCTTTCACAACAATAGACTCGGCTTCTTATCAAAAGATAATGTAGCAATGAGTCAATCAGGAGAGTTTTTTGACTTTTACTTTAAAAGTGCTCAGACAGTTCTTGACTCAGATCCCGTTGACCTTAGCTGCTCATCAGTAAAACCTACTTCACTGCATGCAGTATTACCTACTGCACAAGGTGTTGTTTTATTTTCATCTAAGCAGCAATTTATTTTATTCTCTGATAGTGGTGTTTTAACTCCACAGCTAGCAACAATCAGGACAATCTCAAACTATGAGATGGATGATAAAGTTGATCCAGTAGATGTTGGTACGCAGCTTAATTTTATAAGCAAGACACCAGGATATACAAGGTGTTTTAGTATGGTGACTCGAGGACAACAAGAGAATCCGCAGGTACTAGATCTATCACGAGTAGTAAAAGAATGGATATCACCAAACATTGATCAATTAATATCTAGTCCGCAAAACTCAATGATTGCGCTAGCAGATCAATCGTCAAACAGAGTATATGTATTTAGGTATTACAGTGATGGTAAGGAAACCTTAATGCAGGCATGGGTGGAATGGCAAATGCCAGGTACAACCCAATTTATAGCTATCGACTCTGACGATATGTATGCTGTAACTAAGCAAGGTAATCAAGTCGTACTGACTAAAGCAGCGTTAAGTCAAAGCCCTGAACAAGCCATCATCGTTAATAACAAAGGACAGAAAGTTAATCCTTCAATGGACTTATATGCAGCAGCATCTAGCGTAGTCTTTGATTCTACTAATAACTTATCAAAGTGCTACTTACCGTATAACGACGTTAGTGAGCTGACACCGGTACTAATTATCAAAGGTAATACAAGTACAGGTACATTTATTGAATCAGGTTTTACCATCACACCAGAACGAGGCAGTGATGGTACAGGTCCGTATGTAATTGTGCCTGGCAAAGATCTTACCAACGTAGCAAGTGATGTTATTGTTGGCTTTAAGTATAATTTTGATGTACACCTACCAACTACATATTTTAGACCTGAAAATAATGCAACCGATTTTACTGCTAATTTGACTATTGCTCGGATGAAGTTCTCAGTAGGACTGTCAGGAGCAATGAACTTCCAAGT